AGCTGGGTTATTAGATACAATACTTACATTTTGACATGTTAAAACATTTCCATGTAAATCTACTGCAATATTATCTTCTCTATCCATTCCACACTTTTGACCAAGAGATTCTATTCTAGATTGATTCTCTAACCCAAGTATAAAACTTCTAGTTTTTTCAGAAAATATACCAAACTTATTAGCTTCGCCGCTTCTAAGTTCCGCTGCCGCTAAATTTCTATATTCAATATCTTTTTCACTATCAAGCAATGAGTTTGCTAAACCGCCTTCATCATAGGCGTCTACAAAACCACCTTCTCCAAAATAAACATATTGTAAATATTCTTCACCTAGTTCTTTTGTAATTAAATTTATAAACCAATCATTAATAGCAGCTCTACTAATATTTTTAGAATTAANCATTGGATTAAAACTTATTAGATTTTTAGGAGCTAAGGTTTTAAATAGATTTAAAATAGCTTGTTTAGACTTAGGATCATCAAAAGGATCAGGTCCTCTTACAAATTGACCTGGACCATCATGAGATATAGAAACGTTAAAATCTAAATCTTCTAACCATTTGTTTTTTTCTTCATCTAATAAACTGCCATTAGTAATAACAGATCTAGTAGAGTTTGGATATTTATCCTTTAGTTTTTCAGCTAGAGGTTTAAATGTTTTCCAATAAACAAAAGGCTCTCCTCCCCAAAACTCAAAGTGAACATTACCGTCACCATTGTACCAAGAGTCCATATTATTTACAAAGTCATCTACATACTCTGCATTAGTTTCGTCAGCTTTAGGAATAAACCTTTGACTACAGTACTCGCATTCAAAGTTACAAGATAACCCTAATTGTATTTTAATCTTTTGAAAGTTCTTTTTTCCTTTGTTTATCTTTGCTGGAATTTTAACTTCATTAGATTCTTTTAAAGTCTTAACAATATAACTTCCATCATCCCATTTTAAAGAACTTATAGATGAATCATATATAATAGTTCTCTTATCTTGTGTAACAAAGTTCTGTGCAGTAATTGTAAAAGTTGCCATTAATTCTCTCTATGTAATTTTAAACCTACTGAAATTCTTAGTACAGGGACTAAAGGAGCTTCAGCATAATGTATTAAACTTGCATTAAATAATATACCTAAGTTTTTTTTAGGAGTTATTATTGTAGTCTTGTCATTGTTAAGTATATGTAATCTTCCACCCCATAAATAATTCCAATCTTGTGGAAAGAATATAAAAGCATAATTACAACCATTGTAAGAATCTGTATGAGGAGATCCACTTAATTGAAAAGTTTGACCGTTTATATGCCAATCTTTTAAAATATAGTTATCTAGTTTTGAAACAAGTAGTTCAGCTACAGGTTTTCCTAAAGCTTTATCAAAGTTCCAAATAGGTTTATTAGGATCAGTACTAGTATATCCAAAACCCCAATGATCCCCTGTAATTGTTTTAGTTACAAACTCTAACTCAGACCCTGATAGAAAATTATGAAACTCTTGCAATGTACTTATATTCCCATTTATCTGAAGGAGTTAAATGTAACCCAACAGTAATTCTAAGTATATTTTTAACACTAGGGGTATCAGGTATGTGTAATAAGTTAGAATCAAATACTACAGCTCTATTACTATTATACTCTATAATGGTAGGCTCTGTCAAGTTATTCTTAGTATAAATTTTAAGATTACCACCATAAGATTTATCCCAATCTTTAGAAGCAAACCATATTAAACTTAAGTCCCCAGGGGGACCATCTCTATGTAGATGAGATTCATTTAAAGTAGTGGCACCATTTATACCTACTCGTTTAATAGCATAGGGTTTAAGGTTATGTTTACTTAAAGCATTGTAAAGAACCTGACCTATATTCTTTTCTACCTCAGGGTTAAATATTCTCCAACCTTGATTACCTTGTATACCACTTAGATTTGGAAACTGCCAGTACCCTTGTTTAAAGTACTCATAACAATAATCCCAGTCTTTTTGAGATAGGAAGTTATCTATGATCATATTGTAATAAATGAGTCTGCTTGTTGACGGTCTTTTACTTTAGCATTAATTACAATTAAGATCCTATCCTTATTGCCCTTATACATCTCAGACTCATGAAACACATAAGAAGGATGTATAATAAGTAACCTAGGCTTAGGTATCAACTGTATTAACATATTGTGATTAAGGCCCCTAGAACGCTGTGCAATGGGGTCTATAAATAGTAATCGCCCATCATCAATATCACAAGTATCTTTACCTTGGTCTGTAACTTCTAAATCTAAATAGTAAACACCTGTATAGTCGATACCACGATGTGTATGCGGCTTTGCTCTCATGCCTTTAGTAAACCTTCTAGGAAAGACATTGACTTGAACTTCTAAAGAATTAGGGTCAATAAATCCTTCAGCATGGAGCATTTGATATAACCTATTTTTAACCATAGTTTTAAACTTTTGGATAATAGGTTTATCTTCTAAGAATAAGTTTGGTATTTTAATATCTCTATTAAAGATTTCAGGAACACCATTAAACTTATCTATTTCAGGAACTACTGTTTTAAGTAACTCCAGGTTATCTTCATCCGTTAAAAAGTCTTCTTCAATAAGAAGGTTAACAGGCCACGCTTGATGGATCATATTGTTTTATATTTCTTATGCTGTATAGGTTCTGCAATCCTAATAACAAATACAAAGAATTTTCTATCTTTAATTCCTTGATAGGGCTCGCTTGTATGGTATACATAAGCTGGGTGCATTACAAAGAATTTAGGTTTAGGACTTACCTGGACATTTTGTGTGTGATTTAATGCTCGTGATCTTTGTGATATAGGATCTGTTAAAAGAAGTCTTCCTTTAGGTACATGAAAATTAGACTCCCCATCATCAACTACATCAAGATCAGCATAGTATACACCTACGTAGTCACAGCCTCTGTGGTTATGAGCTACTGCCCTTTCACCTGTTTTAAATACCCTAGCTATTGCTACAGCTTCAATATCATATTTACGAGGGTTAATAAAACCCTCAGCTTCCATCATTATATAAGTACGTTCTTTTACAAAAGCCTCTAGTCTACGAACAATAGGAGCAGGGTCATCAAAGAAATTATAACCCTCACGATTAGGATCTAATATATCAGGCTCATGTGCGTACTTAGCTGTATAAGCTTCAGCTATTTTAATTAATTCTTTATTGTCTTCATCAGACATATCTACATTTTCTTGAAGAATGTTACATGCCCAGTGTTGTGCTATATTAATCAATCTTTATCTCCGTTTTTCCTGTATAAAACTTAAACCCTGCTTTAACTTTACCACTAGTACCAAATAGTAATTTAGTTTTAGCTTTACCTAAACTGTCAGTAACTATTCTATTTTGTTCTAAAATACCTGTAGTTGTTTCTAAGTATATTTCAATGTTAGGTTTTTTATCTAATAACTCTACTTCAATTACTTTGTCTTTATACTTTAATTTTAAAGAGGGTAGTAATTTAATAATATCATCTAGTATATAAGTTTGTTTGTTAGTGTCTACTGTGTTTAATTGATCTTGCCCATTGATAGTTAGTTTAGAACCTGAAGTTATAAAACTCCAATCTTCCCAAGGACTATCAATATAAGGAACTGTGAAGTACATTAACGGGTATGTTAAATTAAATTGATCTAACATAAAACCACCCGTCTTAGCTTTACTATACCAAGTATATCTAAATACATCTATAACACTTGGTTTTTTAAACCCTTGTCTTGTAGCTACTAATATAAGTCTATGAGGATCTACAATCTTTGAGTCACTAAAGTCATCAAACAATAATTGATCTTTAGTAAAGTCATGCTCATAATAACATTCATTTGTTAAAGTATTCCAATACCCTAAATGAATTGTATTACTATCTATTATATCTATTTTAAAATGCAAATCAGATGCAACTTTATTAGGTCGCATCTGCTTTAAATATCCTTGCATTATACTGCTATTTCAGCTTTTCCAGAGAACTGTTTAAATCCAACTTTTACTTTACCATTTGTATCTGCTGTAATTGTAGTTTTTACTTTACCATTAACATCTGTAAAGCCTCTATAAGAACTTAAAGATCCTACAGTGTTATCAAAGTAAAGTTCCACTCCTGGTTTAGCTGGAACTAATGTTGCAGTAATTTCATTACCTTCTTTACTTAATGTAATATTAGGTAAGAATTTATCTGTAATATCTTTTAATGATTTTTTATATTCAATATCTAAACTATCAGTAACAAGTATATCATTAAAATAAGTTTCTTCGGCTTCAGTAATAAATACCCAATCCTGTACTGGAGAATCTTTAAATGGGATTGCAACTATAAATACAGGAAAACCACCATGTAATTGTGTAACGTCACCCACACCAGCTTTACTGTCTTTTGTGTGTTTAATAACATCTAATACCACTGGTACTTTACCCTTTATAGTTACTTCTTCATTTAGAGCATCTGTTCTTGGAAAATCTCTATAATGTTCGTTAGTATCTTTTCTATACCTATCAAAAAAACCATAAAGAATATGAGCATCTTGTGGTTTTTGGTGAGAATGATGATCTACTTTAAATTCATCGTAGGTACATGTTCTACTATAAACAGGAATATCTGTCCATTTATTTTCATCAGCTGCCCAAGGTTTTTTTAGAAAATATTCATAAGTAATATGGGTATCTGTTGTATCAATACTTAATTTATATTCCGTGTGTAGAGCGTTTTGTTTTTTATAAATCATATATATATTATCCTTTATTAACAGTTACAAACACAATTATATTTAGTACAATTATTAATTTCAGTTGTACTACGAGCTCTTATCATACTAGATGTGGTACTATCTACAAAAGTTTCAGTACCTGATTGATACACAAATGAGTTACATTGAAAATCACAATTACCAGTAATTCCTGTTGTCCAAGTATAAGAGTAACCATTGGTTGTTGCAGTTGCAGGGTAGTGAGTATTTGTATTTGTTATACCACCTGTAATACTAGAACCTTGAGTTAATCCACCGGCTGGTGTAGCCCATGTATTATTGCCAGCAAGGAATGTAGATGCAGAAGGTGAGCCAGTAGCTGATAAGTTAGAGATACCTACTTTAGTATAAGCTAATGTTGTACCATTAGAACCTAGTAATTGATCTGCTGTACCAACAGTTGTTAAACCAGTACCACCACGTGTTGTAGGAAGAGCTGTAGTAAAACCAGTAACATCATAATCCCAAGAAGCAGCAGTTGTACCAGAAGTTAATATACAAGTACAAACAACAGTTGTATTAGCTGTAGCAGTTCCTACTAAGTTAGCACCAGATGAATTAATAGTTAAAGAACCAGTACTATTATTATGGATTGTAAATTGTTGGCCTAGTACCATTGTAGATGCTATAGGTAAGACTACAGTTTGTGTTGTTACTCCTGTAAAAAACTGAATTGATGTGTCAGTTGCAAGGAGTGTTGTTGTACCTGCTGCAGTAGCCGTAGTTGTATACCCTAATGTAGCTATAGTAGCATCACGTAATGTTATAGCACCTGTACCACCTTGTGCAATAGTTAATGGTGTAGTTAAACCAGTAATAGATGTAATATCACTATTAGCACCAGACTTAGCAGCAGACATAGCAGAACGAGTACCCGTTGCATCAGTAAATACTGGAGCTGTAGTAAATGTTTGAGCTTGTGCAAAAGTATTAGTAGAGTCTAGTTGAGGGAAGTTCTCTAGAGAAGCATCAACAAGTCTAAGTTCTACTTTATCACCAGTTATATATGCAGAAGCTGTTGTATTGTCCTGACCTCGTACAATAGTAAACGTGTCCCCAGCTCTAGCAGTTACTTTAACAATCTCAATGATTGTTGCAGCAACATTACTTAAAGTAGTATAAAAGTATTGTGATCCTGCTAATGTTGGGAATAAAGCCCCTGTACCTGATGATACTGTTAATGTTGTATCTACTGCTGAAATGCCAGAGGCTAGCGTAGTTGATGCATTATTTGTAAATAAATTTAATCCTGCCATAATATTATCCTAGTTTAATGTTGTAGTATTAATTGGGTTCCCATTAATTTGGGATGGTGTTGATGGATTGAGTAATATAGCACTCAATGTTGCTGTTACTGGGCTCGTTATATAAAAGTTGTATGGTGCTGCTGTAAAAACTGTAAGTATAGTTGCTGTACTTGTTGAAAAGAGTTGACTTAAGAAACCTAGTGTTACTGCTATAAAGCTATCTGATGGTTCTGTTCTTAACCAAGGAGCTATTTGGGTATCTAGAACTCCTCTTACAAAGTCTTGTGGTTGTCGGATTTCCCAATCCTCTTGACAACACATTAGGCCATCCCAACGTTTAGTTAGAGCACTAGCTTTATACTTACGACCACACACATCACACATGGCAATCCAGTTGCCTTTATCATATCTAGGTATATAACTCAACTGAGTCTCCTAGACACTAAGTGGAGCAAGAATCTGTAAATCAGCTAAAAGAACTAAAGTATTAGCAGAGGACGTAACTGCCGTCATTTGAATACGATAGATTACTCCATCTACACCACCATAAACTCTTTGAGCTACTTGTTGACCACTAACTACAGGACTACCAAGAAGTATAGAAGTAGGGGATGCATCTGTACCAGAAACTACTAAAACAGTGCTAGTAGCACTTGTAATAGTTTCTCCTGTACCCATAGCTGGGGAAAAATCAAAAGTAAACTGTTCATTTTCAGTAATTACTTTATATGAAAAAGCCGTAGGCATACCCTAAATCCTTAAGAATAAAAGACTTTTCTAATTTTAGAAGCGGCATATATTAATCTATTTAAAGGGAATTTTACAAAAGATATAGCACTTCTAATCATTGTAGCTGTAGAAGTAACTACTACTGTAAGAATCTTTCTTGCACCCTTAACTAATATAATACCACAATTTACCAGAATTGTCAATGGTTTTTGAATAGATTTTACTATAGTAGATACAGAAACAGATATATAAGTTAAAGTTCTATAGTAAAGTCTTTGAGCTAATAAAGTAACACTACTTGTAACTGAGGCTGTAATTAATTTAAACAAGATTAAACCTCTTGTCATAGTAGCTGTAGCTGTACTTAAAACAAGATCTATTAGTTTATTTATTGCTTTAGTAATAGTAACAGTAGAATTAACAGTAACTAAAAATAATGTAATATTGGCTCTTTGTATTGAATTTAAAACTGTTGATGTAGCAGTAATATTTCTAAAAAAGGCAAAGTTATTAAAGAGAGTTGCGTTACTTGAAACTGCACCCGTAGCTTGAGCATTTATAGTACTTGTATTTAAAGCATTACCATCAAGAGCACCTGTACCTACAAAGAACCTAGATGCAACTACTAAGAGTTGAGATAGTCCTTTATAAACACTAGCAGTAGTTGATGCAATAACACTTAAAAGTAAAGTTACAATACCTTGATAAACAATGCTAGGACTAACGGTAGCATTGACTGTTAACAGCTGAGTGTTAAAAACACTAGCAGTACCATTAACAGCCGCTACGTTAATTGCCGATTGATTAATAGCCATAGTATTGGCTCCTAATCAGGTTAACTAAATTGTACTTTAATTGTAAACTGAATACTATCGCCAGAAGTTAAGCTAATAGTAGAGAAGTCACCTTTAACAAACAAATTACCAACTGTAATAGCATCAAACAAACCAGCATTAGTGATTGATAATGAACCACCTGCAGTTTGTGTACCTACAACTTGATATGTATCACTTGTTGTAGTTGTTGTTTGTTGTGTTGATGTACCTAAAACTCTAGTACCAACTTCTGTAAATAATGTTGTATCAGTAGCAGCAGTAGTACCTGCTCCTGTACCCCAAGCAACATAACTAGGTTCTGTTCCTGAGCCTTTGATACGATTTGTAACTACAGCCTTACCTGTGTTTACTAATAGTGTAGCCATTTTTTAATTCTCCATATAATACGTTTAAGTGGGTTCTTGTGCCAATATTGAATTGTTCCAAGGTTTTCAATAGTTCCATCTGCTCTTGTAATAATAGCAGAGATCTCCATTTGTTTTACTTTAGAGGTAGAAGGAATCATATTAACTCCATTGTTTAATACATTCAATTAATAAGCTGAATGATACTGAGCCTGAAGAATAACCATCGGTATCATATAAAACTTTACCAGTCACCCCTGCACCAGCATTATTTTGTAAGAAACCAATCTGTTCTCCCATTACTTTTCCTCTGCCTACAAACCTCCAGATAGGTACATCTGTTGTAGCATCCCAATAAAGGTTGACAGCTAAGCCATCTTCTACAGTGTAAGTTACTTTTTTAATTGCTACCTTAGTAGGTTGTTGTGAGTTTAACCCTGAAGCATTAACCGCAGCAACAAGTGCTGGGTCAATTAAGGTTGCTAAACTTACGTTACTTGTATCTAGGATACCAACTAATTTAACAACTAGATTACGCTCACTATCAACTAGTGTTTGAATCTGTACTGAATTAGCCATATTGGCCTCCTATTATCGTGTAACTTCTACAGAAGCAGAAATATAATCAACTGTTAATGTATCAGTAGCTGTCGGTGTAATTTGCATTACTGGACCTAAATTGACACTAGGTATGTTTGTACCAATAACAGGAGCTTCAACACGAGCAACAACAACATTATTATTGTACACGTATATATCTACACCATCAAAATAGTAACCTAGTTCAAGGAATGTATCATCAACTGCAGTAGCAACACCTGTTACTAATGTAGTAGCTGTTGATGCTACTGTTGATACTAAGTTAACTGAAGTTGAAGATGCTGCTTTAGCAAACCATAAACCATTAGTTGTTGCTGAACCATTTCTTAAACCTACATAAAAAGCTTTAGTACCTGATACTGCTGAAGCTTTAATTCTTGTTGAGAACCATACTTGATTACCTGCAACAAAAGCAACATTAGATGCTGTTTTATAAGCAGCTGTAGCTGTAGCAGCAGCACCTGGGGTAATTAAACCTAAACCACCATTACCATCTGTTAAAGCAAATGTAGATGAGGTACCAGTAACTGTATACTCTGCAACTGACTCTGTAAAGTCATTTGCATACTGAGCAACACCTTTTGAACGTGAACCACTTGTAGTAAATGGACTTGGTAACGGATAGTTACCCATTAAATACTGTGCATCATTTGTAGACACACCATTTGACAATCTTGTTGGATTTGACATAAAAATCTCCTTTGACGTTGTATGTTATAACAACGCTTATCTCTAAGCGTCATCAGAGAACACTAAATTATTTACCCTTTTTGACAGGTGGGCGTTTACCTTTTTTTTCTTCTATTGGATATGACATATTTACTCCTAAAATAAAGACTAGAGGGAACTTTAACTCGCCCCCTCTACCTTTAATTAAGTCCTAATTAAGGACCGTTAACACCGAAGATTGCTCTTGGGTCTGTCCAGCCAAATGAGTATCTTTCGTAACCCTTAGCCTTAGCATTCATTGTATCAAAATCATTGTCTTGATCAAATTGAATACCAACACGTGAGTAGTACTTGAGACCGTTTTGGATGTTAGTTCTAACAAACCATGCGTTAGGTGATGTTAAATAGTGATTCATTACAATACCTTCTGGTAAAGCATTTGTCGCTACTAAAACGTTCACTGCATTGTTTGCTGTTGTTGGTGTGTACGCTGACTTAAGAATACGATTAGCATTCCAGAAGTTTTGACGAGCAACAATTAAGCTTCTTGGCATAACATTGATCAAAAGACCACGGTCATTTTGGAAACCCATAATTGCTGTTAGCGCATCTTCTAAAGACGCTTCAGAAAGATCTGCATCTACTGAAGGTTTATTAGCAAATGTACCACCAGATGTGTTAGGATGTGCTGTATTAGCTAAAGACACACCATCACCACCTAAGTATGTAGAGTTAAATGCACGATTGTAGATGTTAGCGCCAACGTTTTCTTTCGTTTGACGGAAAGACATTGCTAATGCTGCAGCTCTACGACGTGATACTTGTTCATACAAGTTGTCATCTAACTCTTCTTTTGTTACGATATAACCAAGTGCGTAAGCAACGTGAGTGTATCGTGTTGTGAAACCTTGAAGTTCTGAATCGTATGCAACACCAGAACCTTCGGATTTAACTGGAGCTAAACCAAAACCTGTAAGTTGAACATCTTCTTCATAGTTCATTGAGGATGTGTCACTGTCAAACAATTCAGAATATTCTTCTTTATGTTCTTCGTAGACTTGACCCCAGAATGCTTTAATCCCAGGCCAGAGGGCCTTCGGATGTGAAGCGGTTGTTATAATACCAGCCATGTTATATTCTCCTTATTAAGCCGTGCCAACTGGGTTGAGGAATTGATGCTTGTTCCATTTTACCAAAGCTTGAGCATAGGCACCAGGTTCATTATTAACTGCTTGAACTAGNCCAATGATTTGTAATGGTAAAGCTAATGAGCCAGAAGACGCAATAGCTAAGAATGAAGCAGCATTCAATACTGTGCTTGATTGTGGAGCAGACATAGCAAGAGATGTTTGGTTAGCTGTAATAGTTAAACCAGCATTCTTAAATACATCAGCAACAGCCACACCAGTAGCATTACCTGTTACTTGCATAATAATTGATGGATCATCCACTACAAATGCATAGCGAAGACCAGAATTAAGTGGTAAGTAAATTGTATTTAAAGCCAAAGTAGTACCTACAAGAGATACACCTGCATCTGCTACGCGGAAACCAACAATAACACCAACAGGTGTATCAGTAGTAAGCGCTTTTGAAACAAAAGGTACACCATTTGCATCGCTTGAACCAGCAACTTTAACAATGTCGCCAATAGCGTAAGTGTTAGAAGCGTCGTTAGCGATAGCGTAAAGGCGACCCTGTTCGTTAAACGGAGCACCAGTAATTGTACCTACTGGGCTAAGTCCACGAGGGGTATTTGCGTTAGCCATTTTTATTTCCTTTTAGAAATTAAGTTTATGTTTTGTAGTTAATGCCACCCTTAGGAGTATAAAAACCATCAGAACTTGTACCGTCCTTAACGTTTACACCACCACGGATTGCAGCATCTACTCGATCATTTCGTTTTTGTAACTCTGCTTGATCTTCATCAAACCAATCTTGTTTAATCTTCAACAAGTAGCCATAAAGACCATCGCCTTTCTCACTTGTACCAACGAGGTATCTTACCTTATCTCCTAGGTCTGTATTACCAGACGTTACACTATCTTTAACACCGCCCACTTCATCAGGACTGACAAACTCCCATCCTCCATCAAGTGCGGTCTGGACTCTACCTGGTTCATCATTAAAGATGTGTAGGTGGTATCCAGGGATTTGATGATTTACAGTTAACTTAACTTGGGTACCATTAAATAAGTTCCTTTGACGTTCACGTGAAGGACGCTCTGTGGTAGTTCTAGTAAGTGCCTGTTCTTTTTTCTCTTCAATTGTTAATGCTTTAGCCATAATTTTTCTCCTTAAGTCCAGTCGTAACTGTCAATGTATTCTTGTTTAGATTTGATCCATCCTTGTTTAATGAATCGATCACACGCTTGTTTTGCATCATCAGGTAAATTGTCATAAGATTTTTTACCAGAAGATCCTGATCCTCGAACACTACCTGAGGAATCTACTGCACTACCCTTAGCCTTATTACCTAAGAACTTANTGGGCATGTACTCTCGAATCTTATCATCAAGCTTTTCTAAAAANGCACGACTAGCAAGGTGAGGAAATTGTTTTCTTACAGAAGATCCTAAAGTGTTAGCTAGTTCAGTCATTTCAATATCATTACCAAACCAATTGTTTTTATTTAACCAACTTTGTAATTCTGGATCATCTGGAATACTTACTTGAGCAGGTTGTTCTGGCTCTGGTTTAGCTTTANNAGCTTCCTTAGCCTCACGCTGTGCTTCCTTTAGTGAATCAAGTTGATCGTCAATATCAACAACTAGATCACCGTTTCCTTCTGCAATAGCTTCACGTTTTTGTGACTTTAACTGAGCAATTTGTACATCNTACTCAGCAGTCTTACGTTCAAATGATTCCTTTTGGAACTTTTTAAACTCCTCAACGGATGCTTTTATGCTATCAATTTCTTTGGCTTTTTCATCCAGTTTCTTCATAAGTAATTCATTGTTCTTACGGAGAATAGGATTAATTTCCTTACCTCGTTTTACAAATACGTCTGCATCAACCCAGTCATCTTCAGAACCTCTAAACTCTTCTTTAGGAACCCAACCAAATATACGGGCTTCTTTTTGAGTTTGTTCATTAACTGCCTGTGCCTCTTGATCTGTACTTGTTTCTTGTTTCTGTTCTTCCTGATTTTCTTCTGACATGTTTTCTCCTAGTCGACTAATGCTACAACATCTAAATCATTAATGATACGATACTCTTTGTCATCGGCACCCTGATAGATTAAACCAGAATACTTACCAAAGATTACATGATCACCTTCGTTTGCCCAGGGGCTTGGTTGGTCTAACCATGCAGTATTGCCTAGTTCGACAATAGTACCTTTTAGTTGTGCTAGTCTTTCCCTATCTCTATTTTCACCAACTGACAAAATAATACCGCTNTGTGTTACTTCTTCCACTGGATCTGGNAGTATTAAAACTCTATGACCCTTTGGATGAATTCCACTAGTATTTTGCATCTTCTCTTGCTCCCTCTGTTAAATCCTCATATGTAATATTAAGGATATTTAAAACTGCATTACATCTACCTTTTACTTCTTCCTCATTATCCACGTTACCGCGAACAATCATTTCTTTGAGATATTCCCTATCATTGTGTAGGGACTTCTTCAGTGCCTTGGTTACTGGATGTTCCACCCAATCCAAGAACTCCTGCTGCGTTATTATCATACTCTACTGCTCCCTCGGTTGCTTTCATTAACATATCTATAGATCTTAAGACACCATCTTGGTGAGCTTTAGCAGCACCTAATTGAGTTTGTAACATAGCAATGTTATGACCTGCTGTAACACCACCAGCTTCCTCAAATGCTTTAGCTGCTTCTGCTTCCATTTTGATAATCTTAGCTTCATTAAGCTTAGCTTCGTTTTGTAATTTAGCGATGCCAAGTTTAAATTTAGTTTCAAGAGAAAGCTTACGTTCTTGAGCTTTAATTTGCTCAACTTGAACTTTAACATCTGGACCTGCAGGTGGTAATGCATTTGGACCTGAAGGATCTGGTAAGATTTCCTCAATGTTTGGTACTTTAAGTGCTTCTAAATATCTACGCATTACTTTGTAAACATTAAATCCTGGTACAGCTAATGCTGTTTGTTTTAATGCTTCTGCTTGCATTAGACGTTGTGTATCAGAGATAACTTGTACATCTGCTGCAGGACGTAAGTCAACTGATGAGTCTTTATAGTCTGAAGCTAGTACAACATTACCAGCAAACTTGTATTCATCTGATAAATATAGTTGGTTTAAACGATATACTTTACGAAGTTCTGAGTTTAAAGCTCTATAGATACGTTTAAATATTCCTGAGAATACTTTCATACCCTGGTCTACCATTGTTTGGCTTGTAGCTGCAGGTGTATTTTGACCTACATTTTCACCAACCATAATGTCTGTAGATCCAACAATACGCTCACCATAATTAACTAATGTTGTTAATAGTGTGTATAATACTTGGCTAGGTTCACGAACAGGTAATGGATAAATACCTTTAGCTAGGTCTTCTCCAGTAGAATCCACATGCTTCCACTCAAGAGGAGCAAAATTGTAATTGCCTCCACGGACTTTAATTCCCCGTGAAAGAAATCCTCCCGCTGTATTAGCCATAGTACCTGTATCGATAAGCTGATTAATAATAGTATTAATAGACTCATTTAAAGGTCCTAATAAAATACCAAATCCGATGTCATAATAACCACCATCTGGAGAAGGAATGAAAGAATACTTAGTAAAGTAACTTTCAGGTTTAATATTAATAACTTCATCTTTAATATTACGTTTAATAGATGATTCAAAATAGTTAGCTACAACTCGAACTACTTTTTTAGTAGGTCTGTGTACTGTAATAATGTATGGCTCTTTATAACCATCACCATCTAAATCTTCCCAACGATGTTGCTCAAGAAACTCGTAAGGAGTACTTGTATCTGTATTAGAATCTTCTACACCTTGTTGTTTATTTTGAGCAACACTTAAATTATCTTGTGGTTGTAAGATAGGACGACCTAACTTAACATCTAACCATAGACCTCTACGTTGTCTACTAATAACATCATTTGTAGATAAATATAAAACGTGTGTTTGACGATCACAGTCATGTAAATTCTTTGTCCAATATGAAACAACAAAGTCTTTAGCTAATACGTTTTCTGATTTAGGATGATCTTCATTAAAATCCCAATATGTTTTCTTAAATGCACAACCCACAATAGGTACTGTAATAAGCACCTTATCCATTTCAGATTCCCAAGACTCATCTTCTTTTAGTAACTGGTAACTCATGTGTCTTTGAACACGTTTATTACGAGCTTGGTTTTCATCTTGACTAAAAGGATCTGTACTTGTTTCTATGTCATGATCAATCTTAACAAGTTCACCAGAAGGTACTAAAGCAGGGTAGGCACGACTATGGAACTGTAATGCTGCTATTGTAATTAATGGAAACTTAACGTTAGATGCACCTGACCATGGAAATGATTTAGCTTCTGCTACTTGAAGAGCTAATTTCATAGCTTCTTCTACGCGTTGCTCCCATACACTACGAGATTCTTTATCAGTATCAAATTCAGATACAACTCTAGATCCTAATGTATTTAAAGCTTTTTCGTCTAACATCTCTGCAATGTTTGGCGAAGCAACTAATTTATTTATGTCAAGGTTTACATCTAATTCCATATTTAATATCCTGTTATAGCAGATCTACCATCTTGTTGTTGAGATAATGATTTTAAGTATTCATACTCTTCTTCCTCTGCGGGAGATTCAGCATCATGTACTTGGTCTACAATTAAACCTAACCAACTTAAAGCATCNACTTGGTCATCATGTCTAGCTTTAGGAAAACGAACCATTTCCTCTTCTAAATCTGGATACCAAGAACTACTCTTATCAAACTTAACACCACCTGCTTTAAATCTAGCTTGGAAAGATCGGGCTCTAGTTTGTTTATCTTTTGTAGGAGTCATTGGGTGAAGACTCATATATTCTTGTCTAACAATTTGTTCCCGTCTTAAGATAGGACCTAATGCTTTCTCAATAGCTCCCTTTTCAGTTACAAAGTATTGAGGATCAAACTTCTTTTGTACTGCAAACATCTCTTCAACAATCTCTAAGGAATCCCATCTTCCTCGTCGAATGTCTACTATGTTCATTATGCCATCTGAATCAATACCACCAACAGCAATGACAGTGTAATCGCTACGTTCTCTAGTAGAAATGGCGAAATCAACAGCAGCATAGTAAGTAAGTCTTTTTTCTTTATGTCTAATAGCATCTAATGTATACTTAGGAATTTCAATAAATTCGGTACGTTTAAAATAAGCAGTAGACTCGTCAACAGGATAGTTAAGAAACTCTTGTGCATATACTTCTGGAATACCTTGTTTAGTGTAATCATCTTTTTTATCTATAAAGAACTGTGCTGTATATCTATCAGGCCAAAGAATATCTTTATAATCTTCTGAGTGAGCTCTATATCGTACAGACTTCCACTCTACTTTCTTACGAGTACTATAAGTCTTTAAAGACTCAACCTTAATATGATCGCCATCATAATCGGGAGGCATAACACGATTGAGTAGGGAATCGAGATGTAACACAGTTCCCACAACACGTACAATACCATGCTGAGACCTACAAGGAAGAAGTGCAGCATAAAACCACCTTCTAAACTTCTCTCTACGGTCTTTTGATTGTACTTGTTCATCGCCTTCCAAATCATCACATACAATTAAATCAGGTCTACGTTGATCCCACTTAAGTCCCCGAACTCGTTGTTCTGCACCACGTACTAGAACACGAAACTGATCACCATCTTCAAACTCTACAATAATATCTGTTTGAGATTCTTTAATAAAAGATTTAATTCCAAAAAGAGTAATTAGATCTTCATTGTTTTTTAACTCATTAGTAAGATCACCTAAGAAGTTAATAGCCTGATTCTCAGTATCAGATACAATTAGTACAAATTTTCTATCCCTAAATAAAAGAGCAGCGAGTAAGTAAGCATGAGTAATTGCAGTTGACTTCCCGTGGGCTCGGGGTGCTGCAATTGCTACTAAAGGGTTTTCGCTGCAACAAAGATCCCACCACTCTAAATGACACTGCGGAGTAGGGGTTGAACCATCGTACCTCTTTGCTAAAATCGAACCTGCAAACCCATGTATTAGGTCAGGTGTTAATTTCATTTATGTCTTTTTTGTTTCTCACCAGGTTTATGTCCGTTGTCAGCACGATTAGCTGATACTGAACGTGTTCGTGTATTACTTAGAGCTTTAGATCCACCAGAACGTAAAGGTTTCTTATGATCTACATCAGTAGGGCCTGCACCTTTAGCTCTAGAAGCTTTGTTACGTGCAGCTCTTTCTTTCTTAGCTTTAGTAGAGTCAGCAAATAAATCATACTCTTGCTTATAGTTACGTTTATAATTTGGTGAACTAGGCATTATCGTTTACCTTTTGACATTTCTGTATAGTATTTATTATATTGGTTTGTATAGTAATCCATTACAGGTTTATTCTTTTTGTGTGTATAGATATTATTACCTATTTCAGCTTCTTGTCTATTTCTAGCTTCAGCTGCATCACCTTTACCTACAAACTTTTTAGTAAGTTCTAAACCTTTTGCTCCAGGATTCTCAAACTTTTTATTGTAAAGAGCTAGTGGAACATGTAACGCTTTTGTTTCATATGTATCTAACTCATGTGCTCTATACACATCAGCTTTTGATATAATACGACCTTGTTGGTCTCTAATTAATTCTTGATTAGTAGCTCTTTGTAAACCAAGCTTTTCTACTTTATCACTAATATCATTATAAGATTCAGCTCTAGATATCCAANTAGAATTAGCTAAAATTTTAGAATCTAGTTTTTCTCTTTGTGATTCAAGTTCTTTTCGTTTAAGTACAAGATCTCCAAATAAAGGCATATTCTTTAATCTATAAGCTTTATCTATTTGAGATTCTAGTTTAAGTTCTTGAGATCTTAATTTATTAGACTCAGAGATAGTTCCTTCTANTTCTTTAGGAGGNGGTGTTTTATAATCAACAAGAACACCATTGTTTCCATAATCTTTGTATCTACTCTCTCTAGTAGCAAGAGGTAACATTTGATTAAGTGTNTNNTCATCTAATAAACCAATGCTTTTAGCTTTAGCTTGTGCATAGGCTAGACCACCTAGATACTCTTCAGGTACCTTTTGACCTGCCCAAGGGGTACCTTTATTTAATTTAGTAGGCTCTAATGAATGAACAGTAGGAAATACATCTAAAGTTCTTTCACCTGGTTCTGGTAAGTCTGCTACAGGCTTTCCATTAACCATCCTATAGTTATAAGGGTTAGGTGCATTAGGATTTACCGCTGGTGGGTTAGTACCTGCAACAGGTTGTGGTGCATAACCCGTAATTTGAGGGTTATTATTACCTGTTATCCCCCTTACATAGTTTAAAAATGTACTTAAATAGTTTTGCATGACTATTTATTAGCATTTCCAACGGGCTAGTGCTGCAGCCTTACGAGTAGGTCTCCCTTTACTGTCTTTCATAGGCCCTGGCATGCCACCCATACGTGCACAGAATGATTTTTTACGAGCACCACCCCCTGGTTGTGGAGCTTTTAAGTTACTTCCTGTAGCTGCATTGTATTTAGCACGNCCTTTTGCAGTAAGACCAGCTCCTTTAGATACAGGAAGCTTCTCACCACGACCAATAGATAGGCTTACGCCCTTCTTTTTAGCTTTAGTTGCCATATTAAGTTACTTTCCTATACGTTTTAGTTTTAGCTTTAATACTTTTAGGCTGTGCTACAAACTGTTTACCCTTAGCTTTACCTATTCGTTTAGCTTTTGTAGTTGCTGCATATTCTTGTGGAGATAAAGCTTTAATTGCTTTCTCAGGTAAATATCTTTCACCAGTTACACTGGANTTCTTACCTGACTTAGTTGTCCACTTCTGTTCACCCCAAGCTTTTAGTGAACGTTGTGGCTTCGCTAAGTGACTCATTTATAACCACCACCAGCAGCTTTATACTTCTTTGCTACTAGTTGTGCTTTACGAGCACTCCATTGTCCTGCTTTAGTTCCATGAGTGGCTGATGCTTTAACTTGAGATACTATCTTCTTACGTAAGCTTGGTTTAGTATAGTTTTTAGCAGCATTAACCTTTGAGGCCATGATTAGCACTTAGCCTTTTTCATTGACTTCATTTTAGAATTAGCCATCATTTTACCATTAGGCATTTTGTGCATCTTGTCTGATGCCTTCTTCGTTACCTTTGCCTTCATTGGTTTCTTCATTGTTTCTTTTTTCATTGTATATGCCATAAGTTTCCCCTTGAATTTCTGTTGCGTTAGCGAATTTCTCAAATTGAGCAGCTAATAACTTTAGTCTGTCATCAACAGCNACTTGAGATGTGATNCTCGTAGGCTCGCCTCTAATAAGNTGACGGCGAGTTACAAGATTGTTAAATAGNTTNGATAATACTTTTGTGTCTACAGGTTTACGAACTAGCTTAGACTTNCTTACATCCCAAAGATAATCCCCATTGTCCAGTCTATCGACCAGATGCTCAAGAGACTTATCAAGCACACCACTAATTCTAGATGCCAGTTTTTCATTTTGCTCTACAAANACTTTCTTTTGAATTTCAGACCACCAAGGTTCATCTTTCCATTGTCTTAAAAATTTAGGATCAATGCCTGTCATTTCTGAAACTTGATCTACATCACCATAAACACAATACAATGCACAAGCATCAGTCTTCTGTTCTAAGTTAAAGTAACTAGGATTGTTAAACTTAAACCCTGGACCTCTCTTCTTGCTTAGTATGATCTCATGGTCATCTAGCTTATAACCAGACAGCTTGTCTGGATTAGTATCTTCAGGTAGTTCGTCTCTAATCATTGGGTAAATTCTCACTCGTATGGTAATAGTATACCACAGTTTAATTTGAATGTCAATAGCTAATAGGTCTTGTTCGTAAATATTTTATATTTTTCTTGACACGAATATACATTTGTGTTAAAATCTATTAATTATTAATTAATATTAATTATTAATTATATTAATTTATAATAT